AAGAAGTTCTTGGACACTAAGAAGATTGAGACAAGACTTCTTGGTGACATTGAACGTCACCTCATGCGTAGACCTGATGATGATCGTAGTACTACAGTGCTTCACCCATCAGAGATGATCAAGGATGATTTCTGTCACCGCTATTCTTATTACCTAATGATGGGTGGGCAAAAGAAGATAGAGAAGCCAGGACTTCGCCTACAGAATATCTTTGATGAAGGTCATGCTATCCATGCAAAATGGCAGAATCGTTTTTATGAGATGGGTAATCTCTGGGGAGACTTTAAGTGCGTAGCCTGCACAAAGAAGACCTTTGGCCTATCTCCTGCAGCATGTGAGCATTGTGGTTGTACCGTTCTTGTGTATGCAGAAGTCACACTTGTAGATAACTCCCTTCGTATTGCAGGACACACTGATGGTTGGATTAAAAACATTGGTGATGATTGCCTTATTGAAATCAAATCTATCGGTGCTGGAACATTAAGATTTGAAGCGCCATCTATTCTTTACGATGCAGATGGAGATGTAACAAAAGCATGGAAGAATATTCGTCGCCCATTTCGTAGCCACTTGATGCAGGGACAAATGTATCTAGAACTTGCCAAGCGTATGTTTGGCGATGAGGCTCCTGATGAGATTGTATTTCTATATGAACTCAAGGCTGATCAAGATTACAAAGAGTTCACTATCAAGGCTGATTATGATTTTGTTGAACCAGTGTTTAAGAAAGCAGCAAAGATCATTGCAGCAGTCAAAGCAGAAGAGATGCCAGAATGCAATGTTGCACCAGGAGGATGTAAGACATGCAACTTGATCCCGTAGTTCAAAAGAGTATTGATCTACCAAAGCCAGCGTATGATCAAGCGGTACTTCCGCCTGACATAACAGAACTGAGCAGTGAACAACTGGCTGAGATGTTTACTATCCTTACAGGGTGGGCTGATTACATGGCATCTCAGTTGGTACAGGCTCAGTTGGCTGAACGTGATTGCCTTCGTAAGGCTGAGTTTGCTGAGAGCAAGGCTCTTGTGAGATTGACCACAGGAGCGCCCAAAGGAACTACAGTCACGCTCATTAAGGCTCAGATAGATACAAACCCAGAGATTGTAGATTTGCGGGACAAGTACGAAGAGAAGTACGCTTACCGCAAGATCCTAGAGATGATGTTAAACAACCAAGAACGGGACATCACCTTAGTGTCGAGGGAAATAAGTCGCAGGTCACAAACTATGGGTCGGAGGGATTCATTTATATTATGAAAAAATATTTATTAGTAGTTGCATTATTTTTAAGCGCAACAACACTGCCTGCACACGCAGCAGATCCAGCACCATCAATTGCAGTCATTGATACAGGGTTAAACGGAATGTGGTTTAACAAGTCATTGGTAGCAGAAGCATGTTTTGTTGAGTATGGCTACTGTGCAAACGGCAATATCTCAATGGAAGGACCAGGAGCAGCAACACTTCCAGCAACAACTAGCGCTGCTCTTGACCATGGGTCACAGATGGTCTCTGTTATCAAACAAGTAAATCCAGATGCAAAGATTGTATTTATCCGTATTGTTGGTGTGAGCAAATCTGGCGCACCAAATCTTTATACTCTTAAGGCAGTAAAATTAGCGCTTGATTGGGTAATACTTAATCAAGCCAAGTACAACATCTCTGTTGTTAACCTTTCTCAAGGAGCAGTCATTGGCGCTTGTGACGTACCAGCAGGTATGCCAAAGCAAATTGCTGATCTTAAGTCTATTAACGTTCCAGTTATTGTTGCTACAGGTAACACAAGCAACCGCACACAGGTTAATTCACCTGCTTGTCTAGAAGATACTGTTTCTGTTGGAGCAACAGATAATCCATGGACTGGTGCTGGAGTAAAAGAATACAACCGAGATGCCAAGCCATACATTGCTCGTTACTCAAACGGTAACAACACCACGGACTTCTATCTCAATGGTCGTTGGACTGTCACCAACCTGAACAACACAACTAAGTTTATGGTTGGAACGTCTAACGCAACAGCGTCATTGTCTGCATGGTGGTTGATCAATAAGAAAGCCACCTTTGATGAGACCTACAAAGCATTTGCAACGGGTGCTACGCTTGCATCAAACGAGTGGTTGACAGGACGGTATATTCAACTCCCATGATTATTGGTTTATCAGGTTACGCAAGGTCTGGCAAAGATGAGGTTGCCAAGATTCTTGTATCGGAGTTTAACTTCGAACGGGTGGCATTTGCGGATGCCATCCGTGACCTGTTATACCAAATGAATCCGTTAATTGGAGTAACACGACTGCAAACAATGATTGATGCAGTTGGCTGGGACATTGCTAAACAACACCCCGATGTCCGTAGTTACCTACAAAACTTAGGAGTAGGTGCTCGTAAATTATTTGGAAATAATTTTTGGATTAATCAAGCCCTTAACCCACATGTGTATGAACACCCTATTGTTGGAGTAAATAAAAATATTGTAGTTACCGATGTTCGTTTTGAAAACGAAGCGGATATGATCAAGGCTCTGTACGGACAAGTCTGGAGAGTTAGACGTCAAAACGTAGAACCAGTTAATCAACATGTCTCAGAAGTTGCGCTAGATGATTATAAGTTTGATCAAATTCTAAAGAACGAGGGATCTTTAGACGAACTAAAAGAGTTAGTTCGTAAAAGAGTTAATCTATCCCTCAATGCCGACTAAACTTATAGATGGAAAGATTGATAAGGGAGCAGTTGTTTCTCTTGGTATTGATCAATCGCTTACAGGATTTGCACTAACAGTCCTTAACACAGCAGATCCTACTCAATTTATTACGTGGGTTTACAAGTCTCCTTATTTTGGCGTTGAAAGATTGGCAGACATACGTCAGTGGTTAGTAGACCACCTTGATTATTGTGAAGAGCAGTGGACTATTTCTGATATTGCTATGGAAGGAACCGTTCTCGCAAGTCACGCAGCCCTTGTGCTCGGAGAGTTATCAGCAACCGTTCGACTAGCCATCTTTGATTTCTTTGAAGAGGGAGATGATCGTCGATTCCCTTTAAAAATTCCGCCCATGACATTGAAGAAGTATGCAGCAGGCAAAGGCAACGCCAAGAAACAAGAGATGCTCTTACAAATCTATAAGAGGTGGGGCATAGAGTTTAATGATGACAATGCTGCAGATTCCTATGGATTAGCAAGGCTTGCTGGAAAATTTTTGATTGATGAAGTTGAGAAGGCAGTAGTCGAACAAATTCAAGATCTTAAATACAGAGACCAACCACGACTTTAGCCCTACCATTTAGTCCAGGAGAGGCTCACAAAATCGACCCAAAGGACTAACAATTGAATACCGAACCAGAATCAATTCCTGCTGAAGAACCGTTTTTACGAGTCAGCGCAAGTTCAAATCCACAGAGCGTTGCATCAGCAATTGCCCACGCTATTTATGATAAGCATGAAGTTAAATTACGTGCAGTAGGTGCTGGAGCAGTAAACCAAGCAGTAAAAGCAATCGCTATCTCTCGTGGTTATGTCGCTCCTCGTGGCATGGATCTGACCTGTAAACCAGGATTTACTACTATTGAATCCCGTGATGGTGAAATTAGCGCCATTGTATTTGCCATTACAGCCTACTAAATCAGTTCTATCCTTGTACCTAGATTAAGGAGTCACCATGGCAACTTGGACATCAGTAGGTCACGCAATGCGTCGTCGCATGGGTGCACCATCAAACCACCACGAAGCGGCAGGTAAGAGCATGAGCAAAGATTTATCTCCAGAACAAGTTATTGCATCAGGAGCCCGTGCATATATGGGTCAAGACGCAAATAATTTCAACAACGTAAGCGGAAATCCTTCAGTTGGTAAATTAATGCCAAAGAAGAACACACAAGCAGGAGATCCAACTGCTGGTGGAAAAGCAAACCGTGTAAACGTTGAACGCAAAGGTGCACAGCATCGCATTACTGCAAAGATGCCAGCGCCAATCAACATTGAAGCAGGTGCAACAATGGCTAACGCCCGCATCATTCCTTCTGTAGCAGGTCGTCAAGCACCTAACTTTACTAGCGGTATCGACAGCACCTACTAATATGCCATTGTCGAATGCACAATTCGGCGGTAGCGATAGTTACTCTTCTATGGCTAATACGCCAAACGTAGAGACTCCTATGTCATTAAGTAAGAACACATACGGGTCTGCAGCGCAAGCAACTGCATGGCGTAATAGAAGTTTAGGTTCAGGCGGTCCAATGTCCTTGTCTGCAAAAACAAGAGGAACAACATTTAATTGGGACGATACTGCAGCAACACCATCAGTGCCACAAGCAGATAAAGGAATAAGACGCAATGTCTAGAGAAGTTCTTAGCGATTCTCAATTTTCTCATCTACCTGGTGGCTCTCGTGAAATTGCGACTAATAAATCAGGTAAAGGCTCTGGTTATTATGTATCTCGTGATCCTCGTACACCTGTTGAGATGGGTGGAAGTCCTGAAGTAGTTGGTGGACTTGCAGATGAAGCAACTGTTAAAGAACAC